ATGGAAGAATTAAAAGAGCCTGTGAAAAACTCGGAATTGCATATAAACGCTCAGAACTACCCTGAAGGTTGTTATGAAGAATTAGAAAAGTTAAAAAAAGAATATCAGTCACAATACGCCGATATTGAATCTAAGCATAAAGATTTTCACGGACGAGATGACAGATCGGCAAAAGAACTTATGGATTTAACTGTAGCTTTTCGTAAACGGATTAAAACCATAAGAGATAAATACAACGTTTAGCACATTTTAGAGGGCGTTTCCGGCTGCCGAAAAAAAGATGCGACAAAACACAAATATTTCGTCACAGCTTTTTATCGAATTTTTTCGCCGAGAATAAAAATGCTTCAAAAGCAAGAATGTAAACGAAAATCAGAATCGGAGTAAATCATTATGTTTGATTATACGATTTGCAATGCACCTGATTCGGATATTTTTTTAAGGCAATGCAAGGCTTTGGAGAAAAACATTCCGGACTTGAAAAAGAGCGAAATATTAATAGATATAGATGGTTCACAAATCGCTGTCTATTTCAAAGACGGCAAGAAAGTGACGGTTCATAACAGTTATTATGTAGGTGCGGTTTATATTCAGTCAGAGTTCGATTTAACAACATTTTTCACAAAAAAAGAAAGAGGTGATAAGTAGTGAAACCATATATAGTTCAATTAGAAATCGATGACCGTAAATCTATTGTATATTGCAAGGATGGGGCAATATACAAAGGGCGATGCATCGGTGATTGTATCGTTACAAATGATGACGGTGAAGATGAAGACGGCATTCGTTATCAAGATGATGACGGTACAACAGTACTTTTAATAGATGATGACATTAAATTCGTTAAATTTATAGATTAAGCACCCTTTTCGGAGTGTTTTTCTTATGGTAAAAATGAGATAAGGCTTACATATTAACGTTTAAACAGCACTTTCACGGTGCTGTTTTTCTATTACCCGTTTTACAGAAAAGAAAAACATTTTGGATGAAAACCACAACATCGGCGCCTTGCAAACGCCGAAATAGGCGTTGATACAGCGCATCTGGGCGATATAATTCAGAGTGCGTATATGCAGACGGTTTTCGATGTGACGAAGGGTGCGGATTACCGTGCGGCTTTTGATTTAATTCCCGAAAGCCGTGTGAAAGCTATTCTGTCTACCAACTGGAGCGGTCAGATGTTCTCCCAGCGTGTCTGGGATAACACAAACGCACTTGCAGACGGGCTGAAGCACGATATGCTTGTGGGCATTATGGCAGGAAAGTCCGAGCAGCATATGGCGGACGATATAATGAACCGCTGCGGTGTCGGCGCTTTCGAGGCACGCAGGCTTGTCCGGACGGAAACTACCTGCGTTGCGAATACGGCGGAGCTGTACGGCTACAAGGAGCTTGACATTGACGAATACGAGTTTTCCGCCTGTCTTGACAGCCGCACAAGCGATCTATGCCGTGAGCTTGACGGTAAGGTGTTCAAGCGTAACAGCGCACAGGCAGGTGTAAATCTTCCGCCTATGCACCCGTTCTGCCGTTCTACAATGCTTCCTGTTCTGCCGAGTGAGGAGGATCTTGACAAAGAACTTGCCGAATTGGGCGATGAGATAGGCGCAGATGTTGACTTTGACGAGTGGGAGCAGAACTTACAGCAGGGCGAGGACGGCAAGTGGCGGTACGTTGCAGGAAGTGCGGGTAAAGTCAAAGCGAATAAACCGATGAGGTTTGCAGGGAATGGTGTTGACAAATCAAAGAAAAATGGTATAATTAACAACAGAAAGTTAAGTATAAGCGATAGAATACTTGAATGGAATGACGAAGATAAAATTCTGGAATACAGTCCAGACGAAGTAGAAGCTGAATTGCTAAAAAGTGAAATTGGTCGAGAAGCTAATGAGTATATAGTCGATAATAATATAATCATTAATTTTGATTATTCACAGTTTTCGCTTTTCGATGAAGAACTCTGTTTAGGTGAAGTTATTTCTTCAAAAGATATAGCAATCTATCCCAATAATTGCAAAAGTGTATCAGCTTTAGCAAAAACAATAATTCACGAAGTAGAGCACTTAAAAATTAACAGTGATTATAACACTCAAAAAGAAGAAGTAAGGTGTAAGTTGGCTGAAATAAAGGATACTAAGAATAATTATGATTATTCTGATATAAGGAGAACCATTACAGAAGTGAAAAAAATAAATGGATACAACGGAATGTCTTGGAGGTAATTTATGAACTATAGTTCTTATTCAGAATTTGCAATTAAACGTAAAGAACTGTATGAAGGAAAAGTAACCAAAATCCCATGTCCTGAATGTAGTGGCGGCTATATAAGCAAAAGTAATGATCCTAAAAAAAAGAGCAATAATACATTTTACTGCGATAAATGCAACATGAAAATTATTGTTAATTGACCGCAAGCGTCCGAATGAATTAAACTTTAACCGCCCACAGCAGTGAGCGGTTTTCTTATACCCGTGTGCAATCAATTGCACTTAACTTGAACACCAACTTCACAAAAACAGCCGTTTTTTGTGAAGTTCGGTGCAAATACAAGCAAACTTAATAATTTTACCGCTCCACGAGGGCGGTATTTTTATACCCAAAATCAAAGAAAGCGAGGAAAAGCAATGGAACCCGAAAAGAAAACTCCCGAAGAGGAGAAGAAGGCCGACGCTCCCGCAGCGGAGCAGAAGGACGAGCCAAAGCCCGAAGAAAAGCCCGCCGAAAACAAGCAGGCAGACGATAACGGCACGGCGAGAGAAGCGGCGACTTCGGCAAGTCAAACTACTGTGACAAGTGGTTTATGCTGTTGTCTGTGGCAATACGAGGCGGGCTGTTCCACCCTAACTGCCGTCATACTATGGGGCAGTACATAGAGGGGCTTACAAAGATACCTCAGCCGATTCCTGCCGAGAAGATACGGGAACAGCGAGCACTTGAAGAAAAGCAACGGGCTATGGAGCGTAAGATAAGAGCACTCAAACGCAAGGTTGAGGGCACGCAGGACGAGAAGAAGGTCAAGGAGTATAAGCGTAAGCTCCGAGAGGAACAAGGCAAGCTCAGAGAGTTTATCAAAGAGCATGACGACGTTCTCCGCAGAGATTATTCAAGGGAGAAGATCTACAGCGGTAAGGGTGAGCCGAAGCAGGAAGCACCGAGAACGGAAGAAGCGCCTGTTAAAGCTACCGATACCGAAAGCAAAAATCCTGTTCCGACAAATAAAGAGCCTAATATTCCTCAGCCGGATAATAACGTTTCTGAACCGGAAAATAACGAAAATACAATGAATTTTGTACAGCCTGAGCCTTTAAAGACAGTTCAGAGCAACGAAGAAACAGACGATACGCCGACTGCGGTTGTGTCTGATGAAGCCGATGAAACTGCTGAAACGACAGAAAACGTACAGGAAACTGTAAAACAGCCTGTCGAAGCAACGGCAGACAGCGAAGAAGACGTACAGAATTTTACAGATGATACTGTTGACAATTCGGATGAAAGTGATATAATAGAAGAGAAAACAGATTTCGAGCCGTTGCCAGCAGATACTGTTGTTCCTGTACTGCGTGAGGACTCAAATGAATGGATTGACCGTCTGTCCTCCGAAGAAATCAGAGCAATCAAGAAGTACACGAAGAACAGCGGAGATCCCAAAGACGATAAGTTCTATGCAAGGCTTAATTCAATGCTTCGTGGGGATATTCCCGAAGATGACACTTTGAAATATTATTCCGATGTTATATCGGGTGCGATAGCGAAGTTTGAGTTAAAGCACGACATTATCTGTTACCGATCTGTCAATTACAATCCTGTGGAAGGAATGAAAGTTGGCGATATATATGAGCCTAAGCAGTTTGTTAGTTCAGCAGTAACTAAATCAGGTGCGATAAGCGGTAATTATAATTTAATTATATTTGCTAAGAAAGGAAGCAAGGGTGCGTATATTGAATTGTTGAGCAAATACCCAAATCAGAGAGAGTTTTTATTCGATAAAAATCTTAAATATAGCATTTTGGATATTGATGGGACAATTATAACTTTAGAGGTGATAATATGAAAGGCAATACGAATGTGCGTATTCCCAGAGAATTAATTGAAAAAGCTAAATCCGATTTGATTAAGGCTATAAATTCTGGAGAAGATGACTGGGATGAAGAAACCCGAAAAGACTGGGAAGAAAAAATGAACTCATAAAACCGCCCACAGCAGTGAGCGGTTTTGTTATATCCCGTGTGCAATCAATTGCACTTGGTTTGAACGCAAACTTCACAAAAACAGCCGTTTTTTGCAAAGTTCTGCACAAATCAGAACCAAACTTAATAATTTTACCGCTCTTAAAAAGGGCGGTATTTTTATACCCAAAATCAAAGAAAGCGAGGTAAAGCAATGGAAACCGAAAAGAAAACTCCCGAAGAGGAGAAGAAGCCCACTCCCGCAGCGGAGCAGAAGGACGAGCCCAAGCCCGAAGAGAAGCCCGCCGAAAACAAGCAGACGGACGATAACGGTATGGCAGAGAAGCCCGATGAGAGCAAGGCAGAGGACAAGAAGGACGATAAGCCCGAAGAAAAGGCGGATAAGCCCGAATCTGAGCCTGCACCCGAAGCTCCCGATGCAAAGGACGAGGAGATTTTAAGGCTGAAAACACAGATAGCCGCAATGTCGCTCGGTGTAAAGCCCGATTGTATGGACGATGCTGTGGCTATTGCCGAAAGCTACGTCAAGTCCGGCAAAAGCGAGGACATCAACTCGGCACTGTCGGCGGTAGTCAAGAAATATCCCGATATGAAGGCTGACGTGGGCGACAGCAAGAAGCAGGGCGGCTTCAAGGTCGGAGCAGGCAGCTCCGACAAGGAAGAAAAGCCCGACAACAGCAGACTTGATAACGCATTCGGTATCAAGAAAAAGAAGTAAGAAAGGTAAGGTGTAAAAATGTCAAACACAATCAACTATGCTGAACAGTATACCAATCAGCTCAGAGAGCTTTACGGTCAGGAATCAAAGGCTGACGCTCTCTATCACTCAAATTCCGATATTCAGCTCAGAGGCGGAAAAACAATCAAGATACCTACTCTTTCGGTATCCGGCTATAAGGACCACACAAGAGCATCACTCGGCTTCCCTCAGGGGGCATACGAGAACAACTACGAAACAAAGACGCTCGATCACGACCGTTCTATCGAGTTCGTAGTAGATCCTATGGACTTTGACGAAACCGATACTGTAGTATCACTTGCAAACATTCAGAGCCGTTTCGACAGAACGCAGGCAATCCCCGAACACGACAGTTATACATTCTCGAAGCTGTACGCAGAGGCGGTAAGAGTAGGCGCAACGATAAAGCACGACAAGCTCACGATCGAGAACGTCCTCAAGGACTTTGACGAGAACCTCAAGACGCTTGAAGATAAGGGCGTACCCCTCGACAGAATGATACTCTATGTCACTGCCGACTATAAGACGATACTCAAGAACGCAGAGGGTATTCAGAGAACGCTCGACATCAAGAGCGGCGGCGGTATCGACAGACGTATCCATTCCGTTGACGATATAGGCAATATCGTTACAGTTCCCTCCGCTCGTTTCAAGACCGTGTACGACTTCACGGACGGCTGTAAGCCCGGTGTCGGCGCAAAGCAGATAAACTACATTCTCATTGACCCCGAATGCCAGGTGTCGAGAGATAAGTACGCATATATACATCTGTTTGCTCCCGGCTCTGACAGCAGAACGGCAGACAACTATCTATACCAGAACCGCAAGTACAACGGTACATTTGCGATAGATCACCTGTTTGTTGACGGCTGTATTATGAATGTATCTGCTCTGACGCAGACATTCACAGGTAACGGCTCGACAACTGCCTTTACAGTGACCGACAAGCCCGAAAAGCTCATCGGCGTAACTGTGGACGGTACAGCGACAACAGACTACAGCTATGACAAGTCATCGGGCGTGATAACATTCAATACCGCTCCCGGTAACGCAAAGGCTATAATCGTAACATACTAAGGAGGTAACTATGGTAGCAGTAAAGGCAAACAAGCAGTACACCATTACGGAAGCCGAGAAGAAGTCATATCTTGCGCAGGGGTATGACATCATCGGCAACAACGGGGCTATGGAGCATTCTCCGCAGGCTACCGTGCCGTATGCCGAATACGAAAAGGCTCAGGCGGAGATAGCAAAGCTCCGTGATGAGCTTGCTCAGGCAAGGACGGCAAAGGCAAAAAAGGGTGAGGCTTAATGTACCTCACTTTTGCGGAATTTCAGACCTTATGCCCCGACAGCGCAATAACAGAACAGCGGTATAACGCCCTTGAAAACAGGGCGGAGAGCGACATCGACACACTGACCTTCAACCGCATAACAGCTATAGGATTTAATAATCTGACAGCGTTTCAGCGGGATAAGGTAAGGCTGGCACTGTCACAGCAGACAGCATTTGTTTTTGACAATGCCGAACTGCTTGACAGTCCGCTCAGTTCCTATAGTATCAGCGGTGTGTCAATGTCATTTGACAGCTCGAAGGTTATAAATTACTGCGGTGTCACTACAACACGGCAGATTTATAACACGCTATTGCAGACAGGGCTTTGCTACAGGGGGTTATAATGAAATATCCGAAACTTGTACCCGAAAGGGTTTGTACAACGCCTTGTACCGTGTATCGTACAGACGGACTTAACCGTGACGGCTCGAAGAAGCGGACGGTCATTTTTGAGGGCAAGTGCTTCCATTCGGAAAAAGCACGGCAGAAGCTCTCTGCGGAAAAACAGCTGATAACGCTGTCTGGCGAGGCTCTTTTCTGCGGAGATATTGCCCCGGACAGCCCGATAGTTGACGGATCTGTGGAGATAGGCAGCAGAGAGTACAAGATATACGGCTCGGAAAAGGCTAAAAACCCCGACGGGACGGTAAATTACACAAGACTGGAGCTGATATAGTGATAAAAGTGACCGTAAAGCTTGATAAGGCTGCAATAGCAAAGATTGAAAAAGCAGTGCTTGACAGTGCGCAAGCGGCGATGGAGCAGGTGGTTACCGAAGTACAGAACACAGCACCGCTTGACCAGGGCGACCTCATCAACGGCATATTTGTTCGTTCGGAAAAAAGCGGTAATACTGTCATCGCCACGATTGACCACAGTGCTTTATACTCTCGGTATCTCTACTATGGCAAGCTGATGATCGACCCAAATACCAAAAGTGCTTGGGCAAAGAGCGGTATAAAGAAAGAAGTGACCGACAAAAAGTTGAAATTCCGCAACGGCAGGACTGATCACTGGCTTGAGCCGTACATAACAGGTGACAAAAAGGATTTTGTCAAAAACTCGTTCACAAAAATATTTAAGGGAAAAACAGGCGTATGACGTTACTTGAAACAGCCGATATGCTTGCTGATGTTCTCGGCATAGAGAATGTATACGCAGGCTGTATAAACGCAAATCAGGATAAGTGTATCGGCGTGTATGCGTCAAAAAACACCTATCCTAAGAAAATCAGCATAGGCGGTAAGCCTTGCACGAAAACACTTGAAAAGCACATCAGCGTACTGATACACTGGACGGACAATCCGACAACAGCCGAGAGTGCGGCAAACGAAATACTTGATAAGCTGACCGATGTACACGGCTATGTTGCCGGGGGGCACACGGTCGGCTTTTTGAGTTGCAGTGAGGCGCATAACGCAGGCAGAGATGAAAGAGGTATCTGCGAGTACGTTATAGATGTGACGGTTTATTACGAAAGGAGTAATTAACAATGGCTAACAAAACAGGAGTATATCCCGTATATGAAAATCAGTTCAAGATTGACAAGACAGGCGGAACAGGTGCGACAGCCGAGAATCTTGTAACTATTGCCGATATGGAGAGCTTTTCGGTTTCCATTGACGGCAATGTCGAGGAGTGGAAGCCGTTCGATCAGCAAGGCTGGACAAGAAGACTTGTGACAGGTAAGGCGCTGACGGTCAGCGTATCCGGCAAGAGAAACATCGGTGACGCAGGCAACGATTATGTTGCAGGACTTGCACTCAAAACAGGCGCAGACAGCCACACAACTGTAGTGTGGACGTTCCCCAGCGGCGCAACGCTGACAATACCGTGCGTTATAAACGTGACGGAGTGGGAATCGGGCGACTCCACAGCGGTTGCACCTCTTGCATTTGATATTATGTCGGACGGCAAGCCCACATTTACAGACGCACAGTAAAGGAGATAAATACAATGGCTAAGATGTATACACTTGATGAAAAGTTACTCGCAGGCGTTCCCGAAATACGCATCGGAGAAAAGGTCTACAAGGTAGACGATCGTGAAAAGACGGTCAAGAAGGTAATGGCGCTTTACAATAACGGCGATAAGAAGGACATTGAAAAGATTGACGAGATGTTCAAGCTGGCATTCGAGCCTGCCGCCGCTAAGGAGATAAGCGAAATGAATATGCCGTGGGCGGCATATCAGAAGCTGTCTGAGATAGTTATTTCCGCTATGACGGGACAGGAAGATACCGAGCGATTTCACGAGTAATGAAGTCTGGTACGATGTCGAGTATGACCGTGAGCTGATACGGCAGTCGATAGCAAAACAGTATCACATACTGCCGTCCGAGCAGGACGATCTGCACTATTCTGACTGGCTGAGCCTTGTATCCGGCATTATGAATGATACTCCGCTCGGTCAGACAGTGCGGATACGAAGCGAGGATAACAAGGAGATGCTCAAACACTTTTCGCCGTATGAAAACCGCATACGGCGGGAGTGGGCGGCATTCAGAGCGAAGAAACAGCTTGCGGAGAAAACTCCAAAACAGATACAGAGCGATATAACGGCTCTTGAAATGATGATAAAAAAGGCATTCGGGGGAGGTGAGTAAATGGCTGACGGAAACGGTGCTTCAGTAGGCACTATCAGCCTGTCGCTGATAATAGACGCAGAGCTTGACAAACAGCTTTCGGCATTGCAGAAAAGCATACAGGCACAGTGGAATAAGGTCGGTGAAACCGCTGAAAAGGCACTTACCGACAGTGTGGCAAAAGCCGCCGATAAGGCTGTAAAGCCTGTTGAGGAAGTCGGCAAGGCTGTAGAAAAGACCGTGACGCAGAGCGTTGAAAAGGCTGTGCAGAAGGTCGAAAAGCCCGCCGAAGAGGTAGGAAAGACGCTTGAAAGCTCTATATCCGAAAGTGCCGAAAAGGCTTCCGAAACGCTGGAAAAGGCGCTTGTTGAGCCTGTAAAGAAAGCGGAAAAGGAAGCAGAAAGCCTTGGCAAAGCGATAAATAACAAGTACGAGTTCGGCCCCGGTTATAGCAAAGAAGCTATGGATTTCGTGAACAACTATCAGCCGAAAAGCGATAAGAAGAAGTCCAAAGAAAAAGAGGAGATCCCCGAAATTGATGTCGGCAGTTTTGAAATTCCTTCCGAACCTATCGACCGTCTGAACAAAAGTCTTGAGCTGACTAACGAAAAGATAGAGCTTGCACAGGAAAAGTGGAAACAGCTTAACAGAGAAATGGCGGCAATGTCTGATAAAGACATGGCAGGCGAAAAGGGCAATGCCGTAATAGAAAAAATAAACGCCGTTGAAACAAGTATGCTGAAACTGCAGCAGCAGTCCGAAGCTACTAAAGCCAAGATAGATAAGGCGGCTGAGCCTTCTCCCGCAATTGATAAAACGGCGGCGAAGGTTGATAAGCTTGCGGACAATGTAAACAGCTCGGCAAAAAAGGTTGAAAGCTCGGTAAACAATTCCGTTATCAAGCCTGTTAAAAAGATAGGCACAACCGCTCAAAGGTCGTTCGGAAAAGCAAGAACATCTGCGAACGGCTTCGGAAAGGCTCTCGGAGGAATAGGGAAAAGTGTGAAATCCGCTTTGAAGTCTACTTTCCTTATGGCAGGGCTTTATGCCGTATTTCGTGGCGTAAGAACCGTTATTGAAAATGCCACGAGTGCAAACAAGGAGTTTGACGCAAGTGTAAAGCAAATAAAGGGCAATCTTCAGGTTGCGTTTACGCCTATAGTAAACGCTATCATGCCGGCGCTTAATACATTGGCATCCGGACTTGCCACAGCAACCAAAGCTATAGCGAGCTTTATTTCGGGGCTGTTCGGCACAACGTATAAAAAGTCGCTTGAAGCGGCAAAAAAGGTCGAAGCCGTCGGAAAAAAGGCTAAGGAAAACAGCCGCTTTCTTGCGGGCTTTGATGAAATGAATGTTGCTTCTGATAACAACAGTGACAGCAATGCTTCAAACCTTGCAGAACTTGACAGCGAGGGCGATAAGACAGCCGAGGGTATCGGAAATAAGATTCGTGAGCAGATTAAAAAGGGTTTCGCTCTGCTGAAAAAGCAGTTTGCAAACGTCAAAAAGTATTTCGATACAAATTTTGCTCCGATATTTGCAGAGATAGGCAAAAAATTCGCACCCGTTATAGAGGGCTTCAAGGATAATATGAGCAAGGCCTGGAGTGATATGGCAACTCTTGCCGAGCCGTTCAAGAACTACATCGTAAACAATCTGACACCTGCATTGCAAACCGCATTTCAATATGTCGGCACAGTCGCAAGCGGATTGGGTGATACCTTTAATCTTGTTTTCGGCCAGATGTGGGATAACGTGATCTTTCCAACGTTGGAGAAAATGACAACAACCGTAATTCCTCTGCTGACTGACCAGTGGACGGCAATGGCAGACGTGATGACGACGACTTTCAATACGATAAAGCCGTTGTTCGATAAGGTGTTTACTACCGGTATTATGCCTGTGCTTGAAACTCTGCAAGGTATATGGTCGGATCTGTGGGATTCGTCTGCAAAGGTATGGGACAAGTACGGCAAGCCTACTATGGAAGCGATAAAGTCACTTGTCACATCAGTCGGCGATACGGTGATGAAAGTCTATGAAAGCTGGATACAGCCTGTTGTGAAATGGGTATGCGATAGTCTGAAATCTATGTGGGATAGTGCTATCAAGCCCATATACGAAAAAACAGCCGCAGTTATATCGAAAATTATTCAGTGTATAAACACAGTATGGGTAAATTTCCTTAAACCGTGCGTGGACTGGATAGTAAAAACAATGGGACCGCTTATTTCCAATGTTCTTAATGCAATCAAAAATGTGTTTGATACTGTATTTTCGTTTATCGGAACGGTTGTCGGCACTGCGCTTGACACTTTCGGCGGATTGCTGGACTTTATAACGGGCGTATTCTCGGGCGACTGGGATAAGGCTTGGAACGGAATAAAGGACACCGTAAAAGCAGTGTGGGACGGTATATGGGGTGTAATAAAAAGCACTGTTAATCTGATAATCGACGGTATTAATATGCTCTGGACAGGTATCTATAATGCGGTCAAAGGGCTTGTTGACGCTGTAGGCGGCGTTGCAGGCGTTATAGGTGATATACTCGGTCAGGACTGGCATTTCTCAATGCCTGACAGCCCTCCGCTGATACCTAAGCTTGCAAAGGGCGGTCTTGCTTATGCGCCTACGCTTGCGATGGTTGGCGACAATCGTAATGCAGGAACAGACCCGGAAGTAATAGCTCCTCTGTCGAAACTCAAAGATATCATCGGCGAGGGCGGAGATATGACGGAAGTCGTACTTCTGCTCCGTGAGATACTTGAATTTTTGAAAGGTCTTAACCTTATCGCTAAGGGTGAGGTTGACGGTAAAACGCTTTACCGGTTGATAGTACGTCTGAACAAGGAGAATACATACAGAACGGGGGTAAATGCACTTGGCTAAAAATTTGATATGGGTTAAGGGTGTTCTGCTTCCGTCGCCTGATATAGACGGTTATAACGTCACACGCTGTAAGACCTGGGAACCGAACACCGGCAGAAATGCCGCAGGAAAGGTAGTCGGAAGCATACTTTGCTGGAAATACAAAATAGAGCTTAAATGGTCTTTTCTCACAGAAGCGCAGGTGAAGAGCCTGCGTAATCTGTTTGAGAACAAACCCGATTATTTTGCCGTAAAATTCGACTATGACGGCGAATATAAGGATATAACCGCATACAGTACAGATCTTACCGCCTCAGGCAAGCTGTATGCAGGAAGCGGCTATTATTACAAGAGCGTGTCAATAAATCTGATAGAAAGGTAGGTGATAGCTTGTATACAAATGTTTCGGATGATTTTCTGTCAGCCGTTAATGGTGCTGAGCCTGTCTACTGCTGCAAGCTGGATTTCGGTAATAATGTAACGGTGAACGATCTGTTCAGCGTAAGCTATTCGGGCGGATCGTGCAGTGAGAGCATAGTGCCGGGCGGAACTGTCATAGCAAACGCAAAAGTCGAGCTGTCGGCACTTCCTGCGACGGTCAGAAAGGGAAGCACCTGCACGTTGTATTTTGGCGTGAACGGCGAATACGCAGCGCAGGGAGTGCTTACGGTAAAGAAAATTGAGAAAAGCGGAGAACGGTTGTCGGTAACGCTTGAGGATAACATGGCAAAGACGGAAAAAGGCTATTTTTCAAGCCTGTCATATCCGTCCACAACGCTGAAAATGCTGTCTGAGATAGCGACAAAGTGCGGCGTTGCATTTAATACTTCGGGGCTTACGGCGGTAACGATAAAGGACAAGCCGGAGGGCTATACCTGCCGTGAAATAATCGGATATATCGCAGGGCTGTACGGCAAATTCGCCGTTTGTGACCGTGCCGGTAAGATAGTATTCAGGTGGTTTGATACTACGGCGGTGCAATTGTCCGATTTTTGCTATGATACACCCACAGTTGCTACCGATGATATTACAGTAGGGCGTGTAGTGTGTGGCGATTTTACAGCCGGCACGGGTACTGCGATAACATACGATTGTCTGTTTATGACGCAGACGCAACTGAATGCAGTACAGAAGTCATTAAACGGATTTAAATACCGCACGGGTGAAATCCCGTTAAGGCTTGGCAATATGCTGATAGATGCGTGGGATATGATGAGCATAACCTACGGTGGAGAAACTGTGAAAATTCCTGCCGCAAATATTTCTGTGACGTATAACGGCGGCCTGTCTATGACAATAGAAGCACCGGCTGAAGAACAGTCTGCGGACAGCGGCGAAAGCTATAAGTCGCCTGCACAGAAGCAGGCGGAACGAATAACCGCAGATATAATCAGTGCAAAACAAGCATTACTCGAAAAAGCGGATATTGCAGAGCTTAATGCACAGATTGCAAACCTCGAAAACGTCTATGCCGCAAAGGCTGATATTACCGAGCTTTCCGCACAGATAGCCACGATTGATAATCTGACAGCTAAGAAAGCAGATGTTGAACAGCTGTATGCAAAGAAAGCGGATATAGATGACCTTGTGGCCGATACGGCAACGCTTAAATCACTGAAATCCAATGTTGCAAACATAGATGTTCTGCTGTCGGGCAAAGCCGGAACGGGTGAACTGACATCTATAAAGCTGACTGCCGAAAATGCGGAAATAGCGACTGCGCTGATAAAGGACCTTACAGCCTCAAACTTCCGGTCAAAGACCATCGAAACTGATGATTTTACGATAAAATCAAGCAGCGGAAAATTGCAGATAGTCGGAAACACAATACAGATCAAGGACGTAAATAATACCGTCCGTGTCCAGATAGGCGAGGACGGTAAATCCGATTACGGTATTTATGTTACCGACGCAGACGGAAAGATAATGTTTACGTCTTATGACGGTCTGCACGAGGACGGCATCAAAAGTGGCATTATCAAGAATGATATGGTCGCCGATGATGCGCATATCAGCGGCAGCAAACTAGATATTTCGAGCGTTATTGACGGTATCAATGCTGACAACAGCGCATACCTGAACACAAGCAAGGTCGTCATAGACGGTACGAAGCAGACGATAAATGCAAAGTTCACGGAGCTGACTGCAAGCATAGGCAGTATCGGCACCCGTACTTCTGCACTGGAAAGCGACCTGTCTGGCTTTCGGACAACAGTGTCGGAAACATACGCCACAAAGTCAGCGGTTGACAGTATACAGATAGGTGGAAGAAATCTGCTGTATGACAGCACGGGGAACATCAAAAATGGCTGGAGCGGTAACACTATAATAACGGTTGATGGCGGAATATCAGGAAATAGCCTTGCAATATCCAGAACCGGCTAT